ATTACGACCAAATAAGAAATATATAATGAACAAAAAAAATGGGGGCAATGTCCCCATTTGCATTGATGAAAGGGTCAAATACGTACCTACAAAATGCGGAAACTGTATGGAATGCAGAAAAGCGAAAGCAAGAGAATGGAGAGTTAGATTACTAGAAGATCTAAAAGAACATAAAAACGGAATAATGATAACACTAACATTTAGCAATGAAAGTATAAGAGAATTAGCAACAGATAAATTAGTGAAAGGATTAACAGGATATACAAAGGATAATAAAATAGCAAAATTAGCATTAAGAAGATGGTTAGAAAGATGGAGACAAAGAAGGGGCAAAGATGGGAAAAGTCTAAGACATTGGTTAGTCACAGAATTAGGAAGCGGAGAAACGGAACATTTGCACCTACACGGAATAGTATGGACAAATGAAGGAATAGAAGAAATAAGAAAAAGATGGAAATACGGAAATGTATGGCATGGGACATGGGTAAATGAACAAACAATAAACTATAGTACAAAATATGTATACAAAATAGATGAAAAACATAAAAACTACAAAAGCATAGTTTTAACAAGTGATGGAATAGGAAAAAACTATTTAAACAGAACAGACAAAGATAAGAATACATACAAAGAAAATAAAACAAGAGAACACTACAAAACAAGTACAGGGCATAAAATAGCAATGCCAATATACTGGAGAAATAAAATATACAATGAAGAAGAAAGGGAAAAATTATGGATAGAAAAGTTAGACAAAAAATTAAGATGGGTAGATGGGCAAAAAATAGACATAAGCAACGGAGAGGAAGAATACTGGAAAGCACTAAAAGAAGCACAAAAGAAAAACAAAAAACTAGGATATGGAGATGATAATAAAGATTGGGATGCAATAAAATACGAAAACGCATTAAGACAATTAAAAATAAACGAAAGAATAAAAAAAGGGTATATACGGGGCAATAGCGATACAAAAACAAAGGTACAGAACAACAGTAACACAGATAAAGATAGCAAAGGAAAAGCAAAAATTAACATAGATCAGCATAAGGAAAGTAAATACCCTACGGGTGGGGATAGCATAAAATGGGGGACAAGTAAGGAATGGGAATAAATAAAAATTGGAATTAAAAAAAAAATATAAATTAGCGTCAAGAAAAATTAACTGAATGTTAAACAAGAATTTAAAACATGAAACTAACAAAAAATTTCAAATCAGAAGAATTCGGGTGCAATGGGAAAGATTTACCAAAAAACCTAATCAAAAACTGTACAAGGGTTGCAGAAGTATTAGAAGTAATAAGAGAGTTCTTCCAAAAACCAGTTATAATATCTTCAGGATATAGAACATTAAGTCACAATAAAAAAATAGGAGGTAAAGAAAACAGCAAGCATTTAAAAGCATTAGCAGCAGACTTTAGAATAAATGGCGTGAAGCATGACCGAATATCTAAGGCAATAGCTTTTCTAACAGGAATTGGAAAGCTAAAACAAATAGAATACACATACTTTAACGAAGAAAGAAACTTCACTCACATTCAACTATATGACAACAAAAACTAATTGGAAAAAAATCTTAGCAGACATTCTTAAAATCATTGCAGGATTATTAGCAGGAACACAAATCTAACAACAATGAAAAATGAGCACAGAAACAAAGGTTCACCGCTGGACAAGTAAATCTCAATACTTCAATATAGAAAACGGGGAGGAGATAACTAAGCAAAACGCTTTAAAAAATTATAATATACTTAGAACAATCAAAAAAACTAAAATCGAATACAACAATGGATATATTGAATACTGGCACGAATGCCAAAGAAAAAACCAGCTTAGTATCTGGGGAAATCCGTAAAGGAGAAGAATTAATGAAAAGCGAAATGATACCTAACACACCATTTGTAGCAAAATGGATTGAAACAGTGGGATGGTTCGCAGTATGCGGAAAGTACAGACTAACAGAACCATTTGAAACAGAAGCTGAACTAATAGCACATGTGGAGAAACGACCGTGGGACATGATCATAGCTTTAATGAACATAGTACAAATAGAAAACTTAAACTTAATAGAAGAAACAACTAAATAATAAAAAAAATGACAATGAAAGTAAACATAGGCGGGAACCGCTTAGGAAGCGGAAGCAAAATGAAAGTAGATATGCGGACATATAACCGCAGCAATCACAACTTAAGTACAATAGTAAGAACAACAATGGCACCCGGGACACTAGTGCCATTTTTAAGTTTAGTCGGACTACCAGGGGACACATTTGACATAAACCTAGATTGCGATGTGATGACACATCCAACAATAGGGCCGTTATTCGGAAGCTATAAAGTACAATTAGACGTGTTCACAGTACCAGTAAGATTATACAACGGAAAACTACACAACAACGCTCTAAACATAGGATTAAACATGAGCAGTATAAAACTGCCATTGATTGAAATGGAAGCAAGCCCGTTAGACATAACAAAAGATCCTGACAACCAACAAATAAACCCTAGTTGTATATTCAAATACTTGGGAATAAGCGGACTAGGTAGAGGAACAGACACAACACTAAAAAGGTACTTTAATGCAATACCATATATAGGATATTGGGACATATATAAAAATTTCTACGCGAACAAACAAGAAGAAATAGGAGCAGTAATACATAACGTACCAAATTCAACTGCTAAAAGTATAGACGAAGTAAGGCTAGTATGGGTAGGAACAGGGAATAATGTATTTCCCGAAGCACCAATAACAGTAGGACTAGACGTAGACGTAATAGGATTAGATTATATGGAAATAGACTATATAGGAACACCACCAACTCTAAGTCAAATAATAATAAATACAGATCTAGGAGAATTTAGTGTAGAAGATATGTTTCTAACAAAAACAGATACAGCAGGAACAATAAAATGTTCAGGGAATATAAGTGGAGGAGTGTGGATAAATTGGAGATATGCAGATCCAACAGACCTCGGAGATGAAGTACCACAAGTATACACATTCCCGCTAGAAAACATAGACACAATGAGACAATCATTCTTATCAAACACGTTCCTAACAACACCAGTACTAATAACAGATGAAGTAATAGAACCATTTGGTCTACCATTAAAAAAAACAGGAACGGGGGAAAGTACAAGATGGAGTAAACTAACAAACCTAGAAGGACTAGCATTAAAAACATATCAGAGTGATATGTTTAATAACTGGTTAGAAACGGAATGGATAGATGGAACAAACGGAATTGCAGAAATAACAAGTGTTGATACAACAGGAAACAGTTTCACAATAGACGCCTTAAACCTAGCAAGTAAACTATACACACTATTAAACAGGGTTGCAATGAGTGATGGCACATACAAAAGCTGGATAGAAACAGTATATACAAGTGGAGGATTTTGGAGAGCAGAAACACCAATGTATATAGGAGGATTAAGTAAAGAACTAGTATTCCAAGAGGTAATAAGCAACGCAGAAACATCAGATCAACCACTAGGAACATTAGCAGGTAGAGGAAAACTAACTAACAAACACAAAGGAGGTCATATCATAGTAAAGCCTGACGAAATAATGTATATCATGGGAATAATAAGCATAACACCAAGAATAGACTATAGTCAGGGAAACACATGGGATATGAATTTACTAACAATGGATGACTTCCATAAACCTCAACTAGATGGAATAGGATTCCAAGACCTAATAACTGATGGAATGGCATATTGGGACACAACAGTTGATGACGAAGGAAATGTAACATATAAAAGCGCAGGTAAACAACCAGCATGGTTAAACTACATGACAAACGTAAACAGAACGTATGGAAACTTCGCAATAAAAAACAATGAAATGTTTATGACATTAAACAGAAGATATGAATTTGACGCAACAGATGGCATAGTTGATCTAACAACATACGTAGATCCGATAAAATTCAATGATATATTTGCACAAACAGACCGAGGAGCTCAAAACTTTTGGGTACAAATTGGAGCAGATATAGAAGCAAGAAGAGTCATGAGTGCAAAAGTAATACCAAACTTATAAAAAAATGAAAGCATACAAATTAAACAAAAGTGTCAAAACGTCACTAAGAGTGAACGAAAGCATAGAAGGCGAAACAATAGAGCAAAAAATAGAGCGAATTATAAACAATAAAGAGCCTATAAAAGATGGAGCGCCTATAATATTCACAGAAAGAAAAGATGGAGTAAGACCCGAACACGACATAAGAACAGATAGATGGGATGTAGCAATAGATATGTCAGACAAGGGAGCAAAAGACGCTTTAGCTAAAAGAAAGGCATACTTGCAAGGAGATAAAAATGACGGCAAAGCCGAATCAACACATGGTGGAGATAAACCATCAGGAGAGGTAATCAGCACGTAAAATCAATCAAAAATTAAAGAGTGCTACGCATGTGTTCTATATTATCAAGAAACAGCTAGCACTCTTTTAAAAAAGAGCGAAAATGAAAACAACAAATAAAGAAACAATAATAGGAAGCATAATAACATTAGTTATACTAACATTAATAACCTTAATAATAAAAAAATGGAATTAGAAAAAATACTAGGAATGACAAGTCAAGGACTAGGAGCAATTCAACAAGTAGGGGATATATTAGGAATAGGACACAAAAAACAAGACAAAAGACAGTTAGAACAACAAGAAAAATTAAGTGAACAACAAGCAAGAATACAAAATCAAGCACAGATGAAAATGTGGGAAGATACAAATTATTCTGCACAAGTAGAACAACTAAATAAAGCAGGGCTAAACCCCGGACTATTATACGGCAAAGGAGGAGGAGGTGGAACTACAGTAGGAGGAGGAATAAGTGGAGGACAAGCAGCAAATGCAGCAGCAACACAAACAGCAAATACACAAAGTAGAGGAATGGCAATTCAACAAGGAATGATGATGGCACAACTAGAAGTTATGAAAAGCCAAGCAAATAAAAACGATGCAGAAGCAGAAGCAATAAGAGGATATAAAGCCACAGAATCGGGGGCAAGTGCAGCAGAAAGCGCAAGCAGAAAAGCAAGCATAGACTTCCAAAATGAATTAAATAAAACTATAGGAATAAAAGACATGGCTGAAAGATATAGCTGGGCATCCGATATGACTGCAATACAAAGCCAAAAAATGAACGCAGAATATGAAGCATGGAAAACGGCAGGATTTGAGGGAAAATCATTTGACGATCCAAATAGTCCAATGGCAAAGGCAATGAAGGCAGGATATGAAAAAACAATCCAAGATCTAGAAAAAGCAAAATTAGAAAACAACGCACAAAAGGCAACAAACGTAGTAAAAAATTTCGAAGCAGAATTAGCAAGTCAAGGAATACACCCACATAGTCCTTGGTGGACAAAACTCATAGGAGATATGTTAGAAAAGGTAGGAATAATGGATATGATAAAAGGAGGACAAAAAGAGGTAAAACAACAAATAAGTCAATAATGTGCATATATCCAACATTACGACCAAATAAGAAATATATAATGAACAAAAAAAATGGGGGCAATGTCCCCATTTGCATTGATGAAAGGGTCAAATACGTACCTACAAAATGCGGAAACTGTA